AAAATTAAAACCCCCTGTAGAAACAGGGGGAGTATGAAATATTAATCCCAGTAAAGGAATAACAAAATTAATTCAAAAATTTGATATTTCCAAATCTTTTGGTTATAATTTAGATATTTATTAGAAATTATAATTTATGGAAAAAGTATGTCAGATGTGTGGTGAGTTAAAATCTTACCAACAATTTTCAATTAACAGAACCTCTAAAGATGGTTTACAACGTCACTGTAAGATTTGTTCTCAAAAAGAGTCCAAGAAGTTCAGGGAAAAGAATAAAGACTATTATTGGGGAAATAATGGTTATTTTAGACAATTCTACGAGGCCACCAAGAAATACAATCAAAAGTATTACAACGCAATTTACTCGGTTAAAATCTATTGTATTGAACTTCCAGATGGATTCTATGTTGGTTGTACCAAAACAAGATTAAATGTCCGAATGAAAGATCATTTGGGTGACTATCGTCATTATAAATTGTTCGGTGGTAAAAAGAAGATGCCGATATTTTATGACGCATTGGACCGATACACTTTGGATGAAGTTAAAGATTTTATTCGTAACGTTAAGTTATTGGAAGAATTTGAAGGAACCCATGAAGAAAAAAGAAATAGAGAAACTTATTGGATTCAATTGTTGAAAAAAAGTGGAAAAACTATGTTAAATAAATGGAAGGTAAATTTGGAAAAAACAAAATAAAAGGTTATAATTGTAATATAAAATATAAAATATGGGATACGATAACACACCGAAAATTGACGTTATACGTCAAAACCAAACTCAAAACGTTAGAGAGTTTTTAAAAGCAAAGGGTTGGATTAATTTATTGACAAGTTATGAATTCATGTCCTACGTGGAACTATGGGTTGATTATTGTATGAATGGTCCAACTGAAAAGAATAAAAAAAGATTCAAACAATTTGACAGTATTATGTCAGATAGAATGAAAGAAGTGGAAGTTGATGGGATTATATTAGAGTAGCGTTTATATAATATATGTTGATGTAAACAAGGGGATATGGTGTGGTGACCAGTCCCCTTTGTTTTTTGGTTAGAATTGATATATTTAATATTATAGGTGGTAGTATTTCAATATTCGTTCTGACATAATTTATATTTTTTACTCACTATCATCTGTGGTATTATACAACCGACCCCAGTTTCTACTGGGGTTTTTTGTTATTTACCAAAAAGTTTATCTATTTGTTTTTCGTTCATTGCAGGAATCCAACCTTTTTCAGTAAAAAATGTCACACCATTAATTCCCATATATCTATAACCTTTAATGATTAATAAACTATTACCTAACATAACTTCTTTGTTATAGTTTTTTATATCATCAGATTTAAAGACATTTTTTATCATCCCATAAAGAGTTTCTAATGTATTTCCATCCCCTGAAAATTTGATGATTTCGTAAGAATCTAATGTGGTATATTTACCATTTCTATACTTCCATTCATACACTTTTTCACCATTTGATTGTGTAGTATATGTTAATTCAGTAATAAAAACATTCATAGGAATAATTGAACCAACTATTGTTGATTTGGGAATATTAATTTCCTGTATCTGTCCATAAGAAACGAACGATGTTAAAACCATTGTTATTACTAATAACTTTTTCATATTGATTTTTTTAATGAAGAACAAAGATATGAAGATAATCAATACCAACCAAATATTTTTTAAACAAAGTTATCCACATAGTTATACACATAAAAAAACCCCCAATTAAGGGGGTCAATATAGTGCCAAACAAATAATTGATGTTATCACATTATTTTTTTTCAAGTTGAGCGTAACAGATCGCAAGCGCTTGTTCTTGAGTATCATATTCTGATCCTATTTCTTTCATACATCTACTTACATAATCTTGTTCAGATTCACCTGATTCAGGAGATGGAATTGGAAATCCTTGTTTAACAACATCCATCTTTTCTTTTTTAGCTTTAATAGGCACACAATTAGGTGAACCATCATCTTTTAAACCGATCGGTTCGTAACCTTCCCAACATGGATTTGGTTCAATATTCATTTCTTCTTTACGTCCATACATGGCTTTAATTGCTCCACATACTTTCTTTGCGGTTTCTTCATCACCATAACGTTCAGTTTGGTCAGCAACACATTCATCCCAAGGGTAAGCAGCCAAGTCAACAGATTTGGATTCCATTTTTGTAGGTTTAATGTTATTAAACATTTCCTTACGTATTTTTACTAATTGGTCTAATTTCATTTTACATTTTATTTAAATTCAAACGGAAGATTGTTTGAGCAATTAATTCACTTAATTCATCCACAATATTTTGTAAAAAACTATCTGTGAACACATTTCTATTTGCTTGTACAAATTGATACAAACCTTTGAAATACAATAAAGTTTCATCTTTGCTAACATAATCCTTATAAGCTATTGCTTTATATCCTGTAATTTCACCGTACAAAGCGGTATAAGTTTCCACGATTCTATCAATTAAATCTAACACATCATCATAATATCCACCCAAAGCAACGTGCTCAGAATAGATTTGAGTTTGATTATGAAAGATATGAACCTGTGGGGAACTGTTGCGTAATACGCTAATAAATTCTGCTACTGTAGCCATAATATATTTTTTTAATTTTTAATTTTAATAACAATCCATACATGGAGGATTTGAATGAGCAAGTTCTGAATAACCTGGATTTAATCCATTATCCACAGCATTACCTTTTCCATATCCTTTTCTTGTTGTTCTTTGAAGTGATATACCCATTTGATATTTTTGAGTTCTATCAGGAATCATACCATCAATTGTAGATTGTGTGTTATAAGCAGGGAACTTGTTTTGACCACGACCAATTAATAAATAATCTTGTAGACGAGTCATATAGAAATCAGATCTTTGTTTCTGTATTCCACGCAAATATTTCATCGTTTCAATATTAACAGGTTCAGCATTCTCCATTTGACCTTGCACAATTGCTCTGTTCATAGAACGATACATTATATGTGGTATAGCTTGGAAATAAGCTTGTTGAATCAAAAAAGGAGCTATATAATCATTTACCAAGATTAATTCATCAGCATTAAATGTATTACCACTTGGAGTAACACAAGTTAATAAATGATTATAAAATTTGGTTCCCAAGATTGTTTGTAAATCAATATCTTGTGCAATTTGGATTTCTGCTTTCAAAACATCCATATCCACATTTTTATTGATATTTGTGAAACTTTTAAGTTTAACTTCTGATATTAATAATACACCCATATTGATTAGTTGTTTGTTTCATCTTCACCCAACCATGCAGCACACTCTTCTTGAGATAGACCATATCCACTCATTAACATTTGCATTGCTTGTTGTCTTGTTATTTTTTCTTTATTATATTCTCTTACAATTCTTAATAGAGCTTGATATTCCCTTCCTTTTAATCCTTTGATATTTTCATTAATTGTCATTTCTTGATTTTCAACTTCAACAGGGGATTTTGGTTTATTAACCACAGCAGGGTTTTCATATATGTTACCAGTTAAGAATAATGATAATGGACGTATTTCAAGAGTTGTTGGTTTTTCAAATTTCAAACTTAATAATTTATTGAAAGTTGGTAACAATTCATCTTGATATGGTTTAACAACCGTTATTCTGAAGTACTCAGAATGTTCAACTATCTCAGAACCACTTCCCAATTTACCTGGTGTTGCTACACCAAATAACTCAGCTGAACTAACTCTGTGAGCAGATAAAATTGAACGGTTAATATCGTCATATATTTGTTGATAATATGCATCATTTCCACCTGGACTAATTTGTGTTATTTCAGGTGCAGCATCTTTACTTTCACTAAATGAAATGATTGCTTGACCAGCATTATCACTACCTGAATATTGTTCTTCTAAAGCACGAGTTAAAACTCTTTGTTCTTCTTCACCAGGGATACCATTATTAAACGATATGAAAAGTGATGGCATCATTCCTTTTCTTAAATTGTTCTTATGGAAGTTTTTAATTTCCACATCTATTTCAATTGATGCCAATCCACCTGAATAATCAGGAACCGCATAATATGTTGTATTTGGAGCATATTGTTTATAATACAATATTTGACTTGCATCTTTACCATCTTGTCCAAATGGTTCATATTCTTTAGGTGGGAATCTTCTTAAGTTAGCCCAATCAGGACTAAAGAAGTATTTTTCAACTTCATCATCTTCATTCATCTTTCCCATTCTAATTCTTGATACGTCAATATGATGTATTTCAGCAATAGATTTTCTGTCTCTTGACCAAATAATATTCAAAGCAAAAGCTCCAAATAAAGTTAAATCCAAAGCACATTTACGAAAAATATCTACCACATTTTCTTTACCATTAAGTAAACTAATCACTGCCATCGGATTATTTAAAGAGTTCATTCCATCTCCACAAATCTGATTTACTTTACTGGTTATTACCGCTTTATGAATACTACAATTGTTAAATTGTGCAATCAAATAATTGGGCATTAAATTAGTTTCTCCATAATAAACCCAAGGAAATCTTTGTAAAGGTTCTGAAAAAACAGGTAAAGAAGCCTGTTTGAAACTAATTCGTTCTAATTTATTTTTTACTTTTTCTTCACTCATAACTATTCTTGAATATAAATGTAATTTTCATTTGTTTCATTTGGACTGATATATTCTGTAAATGGATGACTTTCCGCCAATCCATCTAATACCATCATTCCTTTAAAAACATTTTCAGGGTTATTTCCATTTCCACTTCCAACTATGTTTAAAACATATTGTCCTTCGTAATTCAAATCGTCTGTGGATAAATCTAATGTGATTGTGCAATATCTAATATTTGAAAAGTATTCAGTTGGATTGTTTAAATCAATCACATAAACTTTTCTTTCTTTAGACATTACATGGATAAATTCTAATGTATATGTGTCAAAATCTTTTCTTGAGTTATTGTTTATATTAAGGTATAAAACATTAACCACATTTTTGGTCATATAAATCATATGCTTCTATATATTATTAAATATAAAAAATATTAATTTGATTTGGTATAATTGAAAAAAGGGGACAAAAGTCCCCTTAATTATAAGATTCAAGATATAATAAATCGGAGTTAACTCCTACTCGTATCTTAAGCTAAAGTCCAATTACCGGCTGCTGCTAATGCTGATAAAGTACCTGAAATTACATTCGCTGGAACTTTTTCCATTCCCTTGAATTCCAAATCAAATCCGTTTTTATCACCAAAGTTTTGTCCAGTTGCTGCACTACCACCTGATAAGTACATTCCATTCTCTTGACCTAATAAGTATAATACTCCATTTTGGTCTTCAGCGATGATTTGTAATTTATCGTTTTGTGATAATATTTTAACTTCATTTCTTTTTTGTTGATCGTACTTGTAGAAAACCGCTTTTAAATCTTGGTCAAAGTAGATACTACCTTGCTCATAGTTTTTAGTGATTGTCTGTGTAAGTGACGAAGTGTTTCTTTTTAATTCAAATGTATAAAGTGTAGTACCACTTGTAGCAGTAATACCACTGATTGAACCATCAGCAGTATATGTGTATCCACTAAAAGCACCACCACCACCTACGATGTAGATAGTTTTAATACCACCAATACCATCAGAACATCCTAAAGCAACACCAGAAGATATATAACAAGACATATTGTTTATTTTTTTGTTTTTTGTTTTTTATAAAGGGGACTTTCACCCCTTATGTTTTTATAATTTGTGTTTACGATTAAGCTAAGTTGTTACAAGCAAAATACTTTGTAGTACCGAATGTAGCGATAGTAACACCTAAGTTAAAGTTCGCTCTGAAACGTACTTGGTCAAAGTCTTGAGAATACCAAGAAACTAATTTCTCATCATCTGAAGTTAAATCCACACCTTGTACCATATATTCAGCTGGTCCGATTACAACTTGATTAGAATTCTCTAAACCAATTGTTGGAACAATCTTGATGTTAGTGTTAGGATGTGTAGCTTCCATGAATGAAGTTGTATTAGCAGTACCAACGTAATTAGCGAAGTAATTCGCGTTAGTTAAAGCTTGTAAGTACTTTCTGAAGTTAGGATAAGAACAGAATACGATTAAGTCTTCTCTTGACATAGCATCATCAGATAATGCGTTAATCAATAAGTTGATTTCGTATAATGGGTTACCTGGAGTTGAAGTTGTACCTGTTAAAGTCCAAGCTGTACCTGAAGTAGTAGCGATAGCTGAAGCATAAGTAGAACCTGTAGAAATCAAAGTTTTGAAACCTTCGAAACAAGTTGTACCAGTTGTTGCTTGCCAGATTTGACGCTCAACATATTGTTCTAATTGTTTTACTTTAAGATCCATAATTTGTTGTTCAAACGGAACTGAATCTTGGATTTGACCTGGTTTCATTAACATAGATTGGTATGTATCATACAAATCTTGGTAACATAAACTTTCATTATATTTCTTTGCACAAGTTGTAATTGTGTGTTGGCTAAATGTAGTTGTTGTACCTGCATCTGGATCCCATCCACACACACCGTCTTGTACTACGATGTTTGAGTTTAAAAGGTTCAATGCTTGACGACCTTTAATACCTGTACGTAAATTGATGTGCTTACTAGTTGTACCACCGATAAGTGCTTTAGCTAATAACTCACCACCTACTTGGTCTACATATGGTTTCAAACTGTCAACCACATAACTAAACTCCTGTTTTGATAAAATTTTCATAATTATTTTTTTATTTTTTATTGTTTTTATTTCTTAATGCCAAGATTGCTGAAACACGGTCTTCAACCCAAGCTTCATCACTGGCTTTATTAAAATCTGTTTTAGCAGTAGATATTTTCTTACCTGCTGGTTCTTTTCTGAATGTATCAAATTCAGAGTTTAATGCTGAATAGTTTTGTTCCATGTCAGCTAATTTTTTGGATACGTTTGCGATAAACTCTTTTAACATATCTACCATTTCATTTGGCATTGGTTTTTGTCCACCAACTGGAACTTCCATTCCACCTTGTGGAGCTTCTACACCTGGCATTTCACCTGCTACATCTTCAGGACTTTCAACATCTGAAGGGTCAACATGATCTACCATACCACCAACGGTATAAACGCAACTACCATCTTCTAATTCCCACTGTCCGTCTGGAGCAGGAATCTTTCCTTGGTCAGTTACTACAACAACTTTAGCACCAGGTACAATTGAATCACCTTCTACTGAAATTTGTTGTCCATCAAGTGTTTTAGCGTCTACGAAAACTTCTTGAACAGATACGATTTCACTTTCTTTAACTTCAATAACAAAGTTTTCCTTTAAACGATATGTTCCATCTTCTAAAGGAGTTTCTTCGAAAGCTTCGTTGATTTTAACAATTTTTGAACCCTTCTCTAATTTTGAAGTGTTTAAAATTGTATTATCTTCTAACTTGAATGATAAAGGAGTAGTATCATCTGATTTCAAGAATCCAAATTGTACCATAAGATTTTTAATCTCTGATATTGCTTTGTTTGATTTACTCATAATTTTTATTTTATTTCTATATTATTAAATATATTTTTTTATATATATTACCACATTTATTAAAATTCTTTCAATATTTCCGCTACTTTCTGTAAGAATAGTTCTTCTTTGATAAACTTAGATATTTCTTCAAAGTAACCAGAAACGGAAAATCCTGTCAATTTACCTGCTTTAATATCATTCCAAACTTTTTCATTATTGACTTGCATCGTTACAAACCAAGTTCCCACAGGAGTATCCCCATAACCGAAATCAGTTGATTTATCGTTATTAGATTCTTTAATCCAACTTTCAACAACATATACATCAGGTAAAGCTTTACCATCGTGCATCATATCGTTATTATCAATAAACTTATTCTTGAAATATTTGTCAGCTATCATCTGTATGGTGGGTGCAGAAAAATAAACATAATAGGGATTACCCAAATCATCTTTACGGAATATCTTCATATCAGGAACCATAGCTGGACCTGTTACACGTCTTTTAACATCATCCATTTGTATTTTCATAGCTAATGATGGATGAATAGGTTTTTTCTTAATATCAGGATCAATAAACTTTGGAAGAGAGTTGTCATATCCCATTTCCTGTTTAGACATTTTTTCTGCTTTCTTAATTTTACTTTCAGCCCAAGATAGAGCTGATTTTCCACCCCAACTATCATACATCAATTTTCCACAACCATCACCATAACCTTTTGAACTATCTAAATCCTTTTCATGACGAGAAAGATAACTATACATTCTTTTAACTGTATCTAAACTAATTGACTCACCTTTAGCAAGTTGGTTAGCTCTTTGTTTTCCCACAGGAGTTCCACAAGAACCCCAACCATTCTTTTCTACCCAATCCAATACTCTTTGAGCATTATGTTTAACACTATCAGGATAATCAGAATAACTTTCAAAATCTTGTTTTGATAATCCCAAATTTCTAATTGTTGAAGGTGAAGGATTGTCCATCGTTTTATTAGTAACTGTATTTGGTTGAATCCAATCAGGGGATAATTCAATACCCATTCCCGCATCAAGGATTTTACCGACATTTACGGACGCTTTATTGATTATTGAACCTTTTGCTTTATAAAAGATTTTAAACCACTGGTGACGACAATTATACCCGCCACGCCATACTTGTGCTGATTGTCCAAAGTCATTTGTTAAACTATCAATATCTTCAGCTCTCCAAACATAATTTTTATTCAATAAACTTCTACAAAAATCACGTGTGGTTGATATAATCTTATTTTGTTGAATATTTGGATTTAATCCATATTTGTATCTAACCCTAATAACTTCATCATCTTCTTCAGATGGTTTATTTGGGTTAAGGGTAAAACTTTCCCTTGCGTCTTCAATTCTGTCTATTTCCCATCCTTGATCCAACATTTCATCTTCATCTTCTGCTTTGGATAATAACATATCTATATACTTTTGGTCCTCACCATCAGGTATATGGAAGTCTTCTTGGGTCTTTTTGAAAGCTACCCAACCGATATTGATTGCTGGTTCATCAACCAAAGAAATGGCGTCAACTCCACTTACTTCGTCAAACTCATCAATCTTTAATTCATATATTTTTTCTTTTTCCATAATATTAAATATAATTTTTTCCTTACAGAGTTGAAAGATCTTTTAATCTTGCTTGTTTATGTTGAACTGTAGTTAATTCATTTTCAACCACATATGTTTTAATTACTTGTGGTTCCATCACATTTCCTTGAGTTCTTGGATTATCATACTTAGCTTGTCCTGCAGCACCTGATGCAAAAGATGTTCCACCACCCATTTGATTCAAAGTAGATAATAATGGTGCAAACATGGTTACAGCTCCACGAGTCATGATAGCTTCACCACCTTCAGCATTAATCATTACACCACCAGCCGCATGTCTCGGACCTTCAATCATACCGCCATCTGCATAACCTTGTTTCAAAGAAGGAGTTGGGGCTGCTGTGGGTGAACCACCAGCATCACCTGATTGACCATTTATTTCACTTATGGATTTTGCTGCGGCAGCTATTGTAGCAGCTGTACTTAAAGCTGCCGCTACTGTATTAATTGTAACCCAAGGTTGACCAAATACTAATGGTGCAGCTGCTACAGCTTTGGCATTAGCCACAGCATTATTAGCCCAAATCTGACCAATTGCTGACGCCTTTTCAATCACAATACCACCAATTGCTAGTTCTTTATTCTTACCCGCTAATTGTTGAAGTGAAGCTCCAATTCCTGCTACCACTCCATATTTTTGTATTTCAATTTGTTTCTTAGCTTCAAACGCAGCCAAATCAATATTTTTAAGATTTTGAGCATGTTCAGTATTGATAGCTTCAATTTGTTTAGCATTATCCTTTGCATTGGCCAATTTTATTTCATAAGCCTTATTTTCAATTGCAATTGAATTATCCGTATAAGCTTGAGTACCAGCTTGAAGTGTTTTTTGTTGAGCTTCTAATAATGTCAATTCGTCTTGATAACCTTTAACCTTGGCATCAAGTTTAATTTTATTAATATCATTTTCAGCTGCGGTTGTTAAATCTTTTAGAATTTGAGTTTTTTCATCTTCTGATTTTTTGATGAATTCTTTATCTTTTTCAAGATCACTTAAGTCATTTTTAAGTTTATCTTGTCTAACTCTAATTGTTCTTTCAACATCATCTTTTATAGCGGATGTATGAATTTCATCTATTTTTTTGTTAAATTCTTGTACAGCTTTCAAAGCTTCATCATCAAACTTCTTATCACTTTCTTGTTTTTTCTTGTCATATATCTTTTTGAGTTCAAGTAAAGCTTGTTGTCTTAAATCTTCTTTATCTTTTGAAATATTAAGTCCTTCAATTTCCCTTTTATCTTTTTGATATTGAGCTTCTAATTCAGCGTTTGCACGTTGTTTTTCACCATCTATTTGAACAGCAGTTAATTGATTTTGGAACTCTTTTTCCTTTTCAATTAATTGTTTGTTCTGATTTTCTTTTACATTTTTAGTATCTCCTGTATATTTGATTTCAGGAACTTTAATTTTTAATTTGTCCGCTAATTGATTTGCTTTACCTTCCGCATCATTAAAGATAGCCATATAAGCATCTTTATCTTTATTCAATTCAGCAACAGCAGCATCTCTATTTACTTCACCTTGTACTCTTAAAGTTTTACTAAAATCCTTACTTTCTAACCAACCTGATAAATAATCCTGCCAACCAGCATTAGATGTGGCACTTTCCATACCCTTCTTAAGAGCATCTTTACCTTTTTCTAAAGCCAATTGATATGCGGCTTCAGCTATAGATTTGGTTTTTAAATATTGAATATAATCAGGACCATCCTTAATCATCTTAGCTTCCAATTCAGCATAAGATTTAACTTTTCCTAATGTGTCCCCTAATTTGTCATTATAATCATTAACCGCTTGATTTTTTTCTCTTTGGGTTAAAGTACCAGATTTTATTTGTTTTGTTAGTATTTCTAACTGTGTAATTTGTTCACCACTTTTTTCTGCAGCCTTTTTACCAGCTTCTTCGTATCTTTTAGTTTCTTCTGTGGCTCCTGTAATAGCATCTTTGATTTTGTCCCAATAAGCAATCAAAGTAGCAATTGCTGCGATAAATAAACCTATACCAATTGCTTTAAGTGCTGTACCAAAACCTATTGTTGCTACTTCAGCACCTTCTGTTGCGACCGTTTCTACTTCTGTTGCAGCGGTTAATTCAGCTTGGGTTGCTGTCAATTTTTGATTAACCAAAACCAGTTCTTCTGCTGCCTTTGCTTCCGCAGCTAAAGCAACAGCTTGTTCTTCTGCACTAACGGTTGACGCTGCTTGTGCTTCGGCCAATTGTTCTTCTACTGCAGCTAATTGTTCTTTTGCTGCCGCCAATTGTTCCGTTGCTGAAACTTGTTCTTCAGTTGCAACCACATTTTGTTTTTCAGCAGCATTTAAACCAAGAATATTTTTAATAATTTCACCAGCATCTTTAGTTAATTCTTTGAATTGGTTGGATAAATCGGATAATTTAAAACCAGAAAATGTCTTTAATAGATTAATACTACCATCAATTTTACCACCAAATTCACCAACTGGACCAGGTAATAAAGAAAGGGTATTAAATAATTCACCAGACTTTGCTTTAACACGTTCCATATTGTCACGTGTTTCATTCAATTTGGCGGATAATAACCTAAATTCTTCGGTACCTTCTTTGGTTTTGTTAACTTCTTTGGTAAGTTCTCTAACCTGTTGTTTTAAGTTTAAAGTACTTTGGACTGCGACATCAATTGCTTTACCATTAATGTCATATATAATTTCAATTTTCTTTGCTGCCATTTTTAGTTGTTGTTTAATTCTTCAGCTAATTGGTTATAAAAAGCTACTTTTAAAACCTTCGGATCTCCCTGTAATTTATGTATTAAAGAAAAATCTAATTTGTGATTAGAAAATTCTAATTTTTTACTTATAAATTCTAATTTAAAATCAGCAAATAAGCTGTTTTTTACATCCACGTTTTCAATTTCTATATTCATATTATAATTTTTTATAATCCACAAGTTCCACTACAGTTAGTTCCTGATGATGCTGAAAAATCTAAATCAACATCATACGTTGAAGTACCAGTTCCACTTATTACCAAATACACAAATCCATCACCATTATTATAATAATATCCATTTGTTAATAAAGTTGGAGCTGTAACTCTACCAATTAAACCAGTTGTATTAACTGAACAACCTGGACAATTATATCTTGTTATATTGTAATAATTGTAAAGGGATGCGTGAGTTGGAGTATTTGTAGGAGTTGGTGTAGGCGATGCTACAGGAGCTCCAGAACTTTTAGTTGGTGTATTAGTAGGTGTTGTTGTTGGTGTTGAACTTGGTATCGGTGCACCAGGACTTGATGTCATGGTAGGAGTTAATGTTGGAGTTGCACTTGGAGATGGACTTGAACAAGTATAACCTGTATTACAGTTTCCATATCCACCACCTGTTAATGAACTTGTATCAATACCAGTTGTACTGAAATATTGAACAATTCCATCCGCTCTTTGAATACACAATTTATAGGTAGCCGGTCCAATTATATATGATGTTGTTGTTAAAACACCAGCACAGTTATTATAACTGATTTCTCCAATTACTTGTCCTTCACCACCAGTTGTTCCTGTTACAATAATATCATAACATCCACAATAACCTGGTATTACAGAACTTGCTGTCGGAGTAGGTGTTGGGGTTGGTGTAGTTGGATTTAAATTATTTTCAATACAAATTGGGAAGATTGCTCTTTTACCAATCATTCTAACTTCCAAATAATAAGTTCCAACTGTAAATCCTGATGTTCCCATCATAGCTGGTGTAACCGTAGTTGAAAAAGAACCAGTTTTACCTGTGATGGTATTATTGGAATCAGAGACAAACCCAACTGTTCTCCAAGGTTTGAAGTACAAATGGGATGGATCCATTAAATGAACTGATAAAATATTCACATAGTTATTTTCCGCAATAAATGGTTCTGCACCATTTAAACTCCAAGTATAATTAAATGAAATTGTTAAATTGGTTGATAAGGTTGCAACGAAATTTGAAACTGTTCCTGAAACACTATTATTGTTTATATCATGTATAATATCAACTCCATATTCCCAAGGGTCATTATTTGGGTATATGAAGTTATTATTCTTATATTCTGGTATGTATTTGTTACTCATATTATTAAATATAAATTATTTTAAACTACATTATCAATCCAATAAACATCTATCACATCACCAGGATTTACGGTAACTGATATACCTTTTTGTTGTGGTAATGGTGAAGTACAAATTGGTGTTGTATTTTGTGTACTTGTAAATGTCCCTTGTTGAACTCCATTTACATAAATCTGATAGGTATATTTGAAATTGACAAACGGAGCTTGACTTATACAAACACTTCTTTTAGTTATAAAACCAACTAATTGTGATACATTTGTTGAATAAGTTATTGAACTTAATTTAGTCGTACCTGTAAATGGACCAGTGAAGTTTGGTATTGTTACAGTTGGAATACCTGAACTATTAGTTAAACTTATATTAGAATAAGTACCAGTATTCACTCCACCATTATTCAACGCAGTTAAATGTAAATTGAGTGTAATTGAACCTGGTGGTGTTTTACTTGGTGTAACTGTTGGAGTCGGAGTTTTAGTTAATGTTGGGGTTACAGTTAATGTTGGTGTAACAGTCATGGTCGGAGTTAAACTTGGTGTTAAACTCGGAGTTGATGTCATAGTTGGAGTCACAGTTGGACTTGGTGCTATAGGACTGAATGAACCCCAGAAATTAGGATTTTGATTCCACTTATAGGTATCTGTACTCCAAACATTTTCATTTGGTGGTAATGACGGAGTAACCGTCATAGTAGGAGTCAAACTCGGAGTAACCGTATTTGTAGGAGTTAAAGTAGGTGTTGGTGTATTTGTACTAGTAACTGTTGGAGTTGGTGTATTTGTTAAAGTTGGAGTTGGTGTAGGAGTTTTGGTTAAAGTTGGCGTTGGAGTTGGACTTGGACAAATAGGATAATAATTTAATGTGATTGTGATACCACTGTATAAATTATAAGTTTGTGGTTTTGGATAATTAACTCCATTTATTGTTATTGATGGTAATGATAAACATTCAATTCCAGTTCCATCAATTCCATTCACAATACTATTATTTAATCCCCCATAGAATGTATAAAATGTTCCACCTGTATAAGATGAAGCAACAATATTATAATATTTAATTCCATCAAAGAATTCATAAACTACATAATTTTGTCCATTTAATGCAGGACCAGTATAGAAAATATTACTATTATCAACCCATCCATAATTAAATGAACCACCCGTATAAGTTTTAATTCTATAATATGTTTCATTTAAAACACAAGGTTGTGTTCCTCCTGAACTTGACACAATAATAAAATCTGTACATATTGTTGGAGTACTAGTTGGAGTAGGTGTAACCGTAGCTGTTGAAGTCACTGTTGGTGTTACAGTTAATGTTGGTGTTACACTATTAGTTGGGGTTACTGTATGAGTTGGCGTTAATGTTGGTGTTACACTATTAGTTGGGGTCAAAGTTGGTGTTACAGTATTTGTTGGTGTAATACTTGGAGTCGGAGTTGGAGTTACAGGTATTGCACTTGAAGCATTAATTAAATACTCAAAGTTATATGAATCAGGTGAAGTTGTTGCAGTAAATGTAACAGTTAAACCTGATACTGTGGTTATATTTGTATCTCTAATTCCATTATCTCCACCTTGGTCATCTGTTGTATAATCTCTTCTAACAACTCCAATTGTATTATTATTTGAAGTTGAATGAAGTGTTAATGTAACCACATCACCAGGGTAAATGAAAGTTGTATATAAATTGTCAACATCAGAATAAATTGTGTCTCTTAACTGACTATTAACGAACGCTTCAATATAACTTGAATTTGTTCTTCCACCAATTTCACTATAAGCAATCATTAATGAACCACGTCTTAATGTTGGAGCTGGTGTATTACTTGGTGTTGGAGTAGGTGTTGGACTTACAGGATTTGAATAACCTGGTGCTGCAGAAACTGTAACATGATTGGTTGCACAATAACCGGTAAAGTCTGTATAACCTGAAGCTACGTTAAAAAATGCGTTGGTATATCCTGATATATTTGAATTAACCCAAATATTTGAGTTTTGTTGGAATCCAAAATTAGGTTTGTTTGGAATATTTGAATCAATAAAATAAAGATAATTGTTATCGTAATATTGGTTAATTCCTGTTGAATTATAAGTATTTTCTGATACTTCCCACATATTATAAACAAATCTTTGAATATCATATTGTGTAGGAGTAGCTACCGTCCATTTAGGATATGAACTTGTAATTCCTGAAACATTTCCACCTAAAGTTCCAACCATATAATCGTAAAATAAACTCCAATAAAAATGAGTATCTTTCAAACTCTTTGCATAAAAATCTGTTTTGAATTTGAATATTGTTCCATCTCCATTTGGATATTGATAAAAGAAATACCTTGTTGGATATATATTAACAGGACTATTGAATTGAATTAATTCAACTTTGGTCAATTCTCTATTGGTTAAATTATATCCATCAATTTTGTTCCAAGTGAAATACTGGTCTTGGATTTTAATTAAATCATTTGGTTTAAGATTTTTAATATCAGACAATTTCAAATAGAAATTACCAGATAAGAATCTTGTTGTTTTATCGTATAAGTTATTTATCCTATTGATATAGAATAAGTTATAAATGTCATTTTCTGTGTATGTGTTATAAGTTGGATATCCTAATCCTAAATCTTGTGGTCTTTCCGAATTGAACAAATTACATATACTGTCATTATTAATCTTATTTGAATCAGGATTACCCATCGGCATAGTATGGGAAATAACAGGATTAGCATAAGATGTTACAGCATATTCTTGACCTAAAGGATTGGTTCCATCAGATTGTTGTGTTCTAAAGAACATCGTATTAATCCTGAAGTTTAATGAACCAAAGTTATATGATTCACCAACTTGATCTAAGAATGGACTAAAGTTACCCAAATTATAGAATAACTTCAATTTAGATTTAAGTCCTTTATATTGATAATCAACAGAATTGTTTTGTGTATTTTGTGAAGAAGAACCCACATAGTTAACAGGTAAAGGAATACCAATATTATTATCCCATTTTCTAATTACTTCAGGACTGAATACGGTCTCAATTTTCTTTTGTTGTGATTTAAAATCAGTTGGATTGAAGACATTATTTTGTCCATATATTCTATTGTTCTTGTCTTTGAATTGTTTATTACCATCATCACCATCTTCTAAATCTGTAAGGATTATTTCTGATTCTATATAATTCAAAGATGGTTCAACTGTAAATCCTTTATCAAATGATATTTTGTTTGTCCAATCATAAACATTACCTGAACCGATGAAATAGGTATAAGGTTCAATTAAAATTTGATTTGGAACATTTGGATCAGGAATAAACACCAAATTGAATTTCTTTGCAATAGATGAAAGTAAATCAATCTGTTTATGTAATGGGTCAATTATTTGATTGAAATTGACAACATCATATTCTTCAATTGGAATAATGGTGTTAGCTTGTGATGGTGTATATTTTAATGAACTATTTGAAATCGGAACACTTGCTGTACTAAGATTAGGAATAAAATTCAAACCGGTATTTTCTGTATAACCTGTTGTTCCCGCTTTAACCACTCCATTTATAATATAATTGTAGGGATAATCAGGAAAATTAGGGTCATTAAATTCAACATGGAAACTTATATCACTTGAACAATAACAAGGAATACCAGTTCCTGCAATAACAGGTATGGCATTAAACTCACCATAAGTTGGAATATAAAATAAAATATCAACTTGATTTGAACCTAATGTTTGAGTTGGTCCAACATTATAAGAAAATTTTGTTGCGTCAGAACTAAAATATCCATAAAGATATAACAATTTGAACCAAGGTGTGTTGAAGAAATCTGATTTGATTGTATAACCATATGTCTTGAAAATCAATTGAATTAATCCATATATGTTTAATGCTGGTTTTAATTGATTATCAAAAATTGGTTTCTTAGGTGAGTTTACATAAAACTCTTTTCCCCCTGCTGATACAAACGCAGAATAATCTAAATAAGTTCCTACATTTGTTGATGTGAATAATCTTGATTGGGATTCTGGTGTTCCACCACTAAAGTTTGGAGTATTTCCTGAATATTGATATCCATTATGAACCACAGGATAAAAATATAATGGTGCATCAGTTTGTGTTACAACATTATATCTCCAAGCTGCGGTAACATTATACATCGTGAAATAATGATTGAAATGATAATCAATATCATTATAATTCAAATCTTTCAACAAATTGTTACCAATATTACCGAACAAATCACCCACTGTTGAATATAAAGTTACATCATATTCAATCTTACTATCTAAAACTGATACCTTATTTAATCTCAAATAACCAAAGAAATACCTTTCATCATCAATTAAAACTTCACACGGAACTCTTTTAGTTACATCAAAAAATAAAGTTGCACTATCAACATTATAAAAACTTTCGAAGAATTTGTTATTCTTCTTTGAACCAGGTATTTGTAAACCAATTGAATAATCTGAATTTCTTTTCGCTATGTCTTGTAACTCAGCAAAGGATTTATTAATCTTAATTGGAATATTATTATATAAATCTAAAACATCATATGTTTCTATTTGATTTACATCAACATCTTTTGGAACAAAATAGATTTCAACAGTTGTTCCTGACATCACACTATTTTTAGTTAATGCATAAAACTGAGCATCATAATTTGAATCTAAATTAATTTGACCATCAATATTAGATACAGCGTATTCAGTTGATGTTCTTTTGAATAAGGTTCCATTTTTTCTTGTATCCAAAGTGAAGAAATAATCTTCATAAAAATTGATTGAAGAACCTGTATATTCACCCAATCTTACTTTATAATATAAAGTTCCTGGTGAACCATTATTAGAAATGGTAATAGTGAAATTGTCAGTACTTCCTGTATGTCGGAAAAAGAATGGACTATCTTGTGTACCAGTACCACCTGTTAATGACATTTCATATTGTGTATGAGTTACATTAAAGGTACCAGGTACAGTTGCTTTATTCTGAGCATTAGTTTGAACTCGTAAAACAGTTTGTTGTGTAGACATAATTAGAATCCTCTATTTGTAAAGTAAGTATTAGCAGTCTTAAATGTAATTCTATACTTATTCAATTTTTTATGTTTTTTGGTGATGTGGTCAACATCAGTTGATAATATTTGAACAGGAGTTAAATCTTTATATACTTTATCTTGTCTGTCTAAAGGTGATATAAAGTCTGGTCCCATAATATAAACTTGTGGTGAGTTAAATAACTCTTCCAACCAGTTTGCTACCGGTAAGTTTAAATATTGTGATTCTAATACTATTTCTTGACTAATATCTGTTGCAAAAGTTTTTGTAACTCTACCCACGTTTCTGTCGGCAGAAACAATATTGGGACTATAATATCTACTATCATATGTTTGTCTTGAAATTTTATTTGTGTCTTGTCTATAAGATTGGAATGTATAATAGTCAAATCCACCACGACTATTCAACCAAACCACTCTTGTATTTTCAGGTAAACAGTTATTGTATAAGTAAAAATAGAATACTTCTGATACAGGACCTACCGCACCATTTACTGTTCTTCCTGTTGAATTGGTTGGTAATGAATAACCTAATTGAACTGTGTAATAAGCAACATCATCCCAAGAACTTGTTAATCCTGAATAGATATTGGATATATCAACAGGACCACAAGGTAAATCAAATATTCTTAATGTATCTGTAAATCCTGTTGGTGATGCGTATGTTGTTCCACTAAAATTCAATTGTTGTTGGAAACTATCAATTAGTTCATTATTCTTATTATAAAACTGAAATATACCGTAATCCGCTTCTATCACTTGTCTATCCCCTGATTGTCCGTTTAGATAATATAATACGTAATTTTCATCAGATTGTATATATTGAATACGTGGAGCTTCAGTCAAAAATCTTGAGGTTTCTGACATCTCGGGAACCGATGGATAATCCATTAAGAATTGTGACATAGGTGACAATCTTCTATTAACATCAATTGTATTAACTGTGAATCCAGTCCCTATTACAGTACCAATTTCTTGGTCAAAGTTCTGAAGGATATATCTGTCATCAAATTGGAATTGACCCCCTACATAGTCAAAATATTGACCTGTATTGGTAAAATCAGATGGGGTGAATCCTGTTGATGTTGCACAGTTTGGAATATCTGAATAATGGTTAAAATTATTAAATGGTTCTACATATGTGGTTGTTGGATTATGACTTTGATTTTCATAATATGTTGTTAAACCATTTATGTAGGTGTAGTTATATTTTAGATTAATTTTAATACCATTTGGATATGGATTGTTCCAGTTAATCTGTTCAGTGGTTGAATACCAATCATTTAACCAATAAAATTGATAGTGTTGACCTTGAACATAATTTGATAAATAATCATATGGTCTTATATTGAATCTATAGGTAAAAGTTGAACCAGAAGTTACATTATATGGAACCAAGGTCATTCTTCCAACTTTTGAATCGTTTGAATATAAATCCACAACTAATTGCATTGTTGATTCATATGTGTCACCTGTTAATACAACTTCATATGTCCCACCCCTTTGGTAGACCATATCTGAACTTCTTCGAAGTTGTGTGTTACTATTTATTCCATTTGCGTAGAACGCTGGATATCCAAATGTTGCCATAATTATATTCCTTCAATTGCGTTTATTAATTCTTCATAACCAGCTTCCCCTAACAAATCTGTTATTCTCGGATCTTCTAAAACTTTCTCAATTGATACATCAATAAAGTTTGCTGGTCTTATACCATGTTTTTTTATACCGGATTGGATTGCATAAGCCAAGGATAAATTGGTTATGAATCTTCCTTTTTTATCTCTTCCTTTTAAATTCCTTTCTTTAATCCATAATAATAATGGTTGAATTGGAACACCCTTCTTTCCTTTTTTTCTTCCTTGTTGTACATATTCGGCGTATTCAATCATTATAACTTGTAATATAGATTGACCATTATTATTATTTTGAACATTCACCTGAACACTATCTCTCAATTTTCCTGAAGCAACTTTATTTCCGATACCTTTGTATTTGTCAAAACCAAAAGGATATCGTTTTTCTTCTAACGATTCCTTTATGATTTGTTCAAGAATTGGAGCTATTTGTTCTAAATCCATTATCTAACTTGTGTTACTGTTACTATTATTGATGGGATTCCAGGTATATTACCTGATGATGTTACGTTTATCAATTGAACATTATTATTTGTTGATTGCCATACCAATTCAAAATAGTCATTAGCTGCTGCTTCAACAACATAATTCCAACTAGATACTGTTTTTGCTGCTAAAGCACCACCTGTTATTGTTATTGCTCCTGCTGAATTAGTTACATTACTTCCGTTCTTTTTTAACCAAATATATGCAGTGTCTGTTCCACTACCAGAAACTCTATCAATTTGTGCAGAAAATTGAATATTATATACTCCTGAATTTGCAATCTTTAAATGACTACCACTTTCATATGTAACACCTTGTGAATAATCCGTTGCATTATATGTTATTGATTGTGATACATTAGCTGAACCTGATTGTGTTTGATTTGATTGGAAAGCACCCACATTAAATTGTTTATTACCATTTACAGTTAATGAACCACTTATAGTTAAACCACGAGTCATTACTGGAGCTGGACTATCACCATTGTTTGGTGGGATGAACATAAAGTCTTCATAATCAAACGCATTGAAATTGTCAAAGTCTTGTAAATGTGTTCCACCTGTTGATGTAATAATTTGAAATTCATAATCATTTTCAAATGTATCTGGTGTATAAACTCCTGCAGCAAAACCTACTGTTGATGTATCATCACCATAAACATTGAAATTACCACCAAATCCTGCAACCGCTGTACTATCAATTCCAACAAAGTTTCTACCTATTTCAGTTTTAGCATTATCACTACCACTTACAAATAAACGTGGAGTTACACCACCATTATTACCATAGATTGTTAATCTTGAACTTAATTGTTGTTCTGTTGATAATGAACCTGTTGTAATAACACCCATTGCTGATGCTATTTGTGAATAAGATGCGTATGATACAATATTACTTCCACTTTGTAATGTTAATATATTTGAACCTGTAGTGTTTGCAATATTACTTCCCACAAAACTTATACCACCTATTGGATAAGTTGTACCACTTACACTTAAACTTCCTGATATGGTTTGATTACCTTTGAAATTGTTTGAACCAGTTGTTGCTAATGAACTTGTATTAAAAGATGCTGTAATATATGGACTTAAAGCCTGACCAACATTTTGATAATTATCATACGCTAAAACTCCATCATTTGTAAATGTACCAATATATGAACCTGTTGTTTCAACTATTCCACCACGACTTACATCTATTTGGTCAGCATAAAATGTTCCCGTTACTTGTAACCCACGTGTAAATACTGGTGATGGATTTGAACCATCGTTTGCTATTAATGTCATCCAATCAGAATAATCGTTAGTTGCAGTATTAAAATCTTGGAAATGTACTTGTGATGGTGTTGCATAAATCTGAACTTCGGTATCGTATGTTCCATTTTGAGCATCAACTGAACCTACAGCTAAATAAGAAGATGTAACACCATATCCAAAAATATAAGAATCTTGTCCTTGTAACCAAAGATATTGTGCTGTATCATATGTATTACCCGCTAATTGTAAGGTATTTGGATGACTAAAATTGTATGGGTAACTTGCATAAACAGTATTACCATTCAAACCCAACAAACTTCCTGATAAGAAAACTGAACCCGTTGCTTGTAAAGAAATAAAATCCCCTGATTGCATATTCACACCACCACTACCCAATAAGTTTAAACTACCGTTATTCACCGCATTCAAAGTAATAGCACCAGAACTTGGTGCTGCACCACTGATAAAGTTTTGAATTACAAAGTTACCGTTCGTATTAATGAAATGGTCTGAACCTGTATAATAATGTTGAGTTTGATTGTTTGGTCCTTTACCAACATAAGTAATACTTGAACCATATAGATTGGTATTGTTACTATCAAATACAATATTATTAATTAAGTTCAAAGTACCACCTGATGGTGCTGCAAGGGATGTATTTGCACCATTATTCTGTAATGAAAGGATTTGATTACCATCCATATAGAATGAACCAGAACCTGCATAAATGTGTCTAAATGGTTTTGTTGGAGTTCCCAAGTCAACTGAGTTAGATACAGCAGGAATAATTGAACTTACTAATGAACCAGTAATGGATACATTACCCACCAATTCAACAGTATTGTTTGAAACGTTTATTGGTAAACTTGTACCAAAACCATCGGTTAATGGTTGTAAAGTTGATGTTAAATAAGCACCAGAACCTGTACCAACGTTTACTACTGATTGATAAGATTGACTGATGTATTGTTGCGCTAAATTACTCATATTGTTTTAATATTTTTTTATTCTATTGTATAAGATTTAATCTTATCCTTAAACTGAAGTTCCAAACTTGATATAACCATTTTGATTATTTGTTCTTTATCAGGTAAATTTACTTCTGTTGGTTTATCTTCTGAAGGGTTTTCCCATTCTATTTTTAACTTTTTCATATCTATAATTATTTAATTTTATTTTTTTAACATCTTCCTAAGAAAATTATATATCCATTATTATCAAGTTGCATCACATTATATCCTGTCGTATTACCTGGCCAATTGAACTTACTATATTTGTTTGCAACCGTATTAAATATTGTTTGACAGGGTGATGCTGTATAAACCCTAACACCAATTGCTGGTTGTTGATTACTTAAAGGAACCGTTGCTCCCCTGTTGTTACTTGATGTTGAACCAGTATAAGCACAAGCTCCACTAAATGTTGTAAACCAACTATTACCACCGCCCCCTGATGCACCTGTTGTAAATGTTATACAAGTTGTACCAGGATTACTCTTTGATGGAGTTACCGTAGGAGTAGGAGTTAATGTTTTAGTAGGAGTAACAGTCAAAGTCGGTGTAGGACTTGGAGTTAAACTACTTGTTGGTGTAAAGGTCGGTGTTAAAGTTGGTGTAGGAGTTAAACTACTTGTTGGAGTTGGCGTTGGTGGTACTGGTGAATAACTTCCCCACGCATTCACATCATTAGCAAACTTAACAGGAACTTGATTCCATATTCCATTATCCGCAATTGTTGGGGTTGGAGTAGGAGTACTTGTATGTGTTGGAGTATTGGTCGGTGTTATACTTGGAGTATATGTTGGTGTACTCGTTTGAGTTGGAGTATTTGTTGGAGTTATACTTGGAGTATAAGTTGGCGTACTTGTTTGAGTAGGTGTATTGGTTGGTGTATGTGTAGGCGTACTTGTGTTAGTAGGCGTGTTTGTAGGTGTGATACTTGGTGTATAAGTCGGAGTTGAAGTATTAGTTGGAGTGTTAGTCGGTGTAATACTTGGAGTTAAACCTGGTGTACTTGCAGGAGTTCCTGTTGGTGTACTTGTAACCGTTGGTGTAACTGTATTCGTAGGTGTCGGAGTATTAGTTGGAGTTTCAGTTAATGTAGGAGTAGGAGTTGGACTAGCAACTGGTAATGTTGGAGTAACTGATGGTGTAGGAGTTGGTGTTGGTTCCAAGAATGACAACATCGGTAATACACATCTATTGAAATCAAATTTCTGTTGAATAGACATATCAAAACTCCAACCAGCAACTGTAGTTTCTGTTTCTTCCAACCAAGGATTTAAAGATGAATCCCATTCCACATCATAATCAGATAGATGAACTTTAGAATAAAAGTCCTTTGCAATCTCCAAAGTATCAGATAAAACTTCTTGTTGATTAGATAAATCTTCTTCAATCTTATCACAAACAATTATAGTCCAAGTTATTTTAAGATAATTGGATTCAATAAATGATGTATTCGGAATAAAATATAACCTTGGATATTTTGGTTCTTGTTTGGTTATTAAATCCATCGTCACTTGAGTTGGGTCACCAAATCCCCAACTTTTGATTTGTTCATGAGCATTCGCAAAGTTTTCCCAATCTGATAGAATTTGTTTATAAGATTCAAATGCTTCATATTGTGGAAATCCATAATCAGGATTCATCGGTAAACCACATCTTGAATAATCAAAGGGAATAACCAATTTAATCAACAATGTCCATCCACCAAGAACTGTTTCAAATCTTTCTGTAAATGGTGTCATTTGGGGACCTTTATCACCAACCACAATCCAACTGAAATTACCATATTGTTGTCTATATGATTGCCAAAAAACTGTCCAAACATCCATTAAAATCTCTAAGGTATCTGACATTACTTCCTGTAAATTGGATAAATCTTCTTCCACCTTATCCATCATTACAACAGAAAAATCCATTTCAATTTGATTTTGTTGTAATAATACGTTTTGTGGAACCACATACATTCTTGTGTATTTCGGTTCCTGTTTGGTTATAATATCATTTGTGCACTGTTTTAAATCACCGAATCCGAAAGAATTAATCTGTTCGTGGTGGTCCGCAATTGACTTAAAATATGATATTATTTCCTTATATGTGATGGTATAACCCATAATATTAAATATAAAATTATTTGTTATGTTATATGAAATTAGAACGATCCCTTAGATTTTTTTAATAATCTCTCTTGTTCTTTGTCATATTCAATTAAAAATTGTAGTTGATTTAGGACTTCTAATATCCCTTTTTTGAAGATGTATTCAAGGTCTTTGAAATTGTTTCCAACAATTCTGTTTGCGACCAAGTACCATCCGTAGGTTTTTTGAAAAGAATTCTCCATATTAGTTTCCGGAGTTTCCACGTTATTAACATCTTTTTCCACATCCCAATTTTCGGTGTCAAAGATAACTGGGTAAGAACTGAAAACCTGTTTGCGAATTTGATAAAAAAAAACTGAGCTCCTAATAAAATGGATACATCTAATTTCTTTTTGAACAATTCCGCCCTGTCATTCATCGTATTGACATCATACTTTTCAATATCAAAGTCATGTGTACTTCTTTCTTTGGTTATTGGTCTGTACATAATTGCTGCCAGTATATGTAATAAATCTAATAATTCATTTTCAGGTTTGGTTGATATGGTATCCAAATCCACCCATTCACCGAACGATAATCCTTCCCATTTGGGGAAGAACCCATATTGAACACCATCCAATTCAAATCTATCCACAAACTTGGGATTTTCCTTTGGTATCATTCCCATTATTGCTGCCGCCAAGTAATTCACTTCTTGGTAATGAGCGTTCATTAAATCTTCGACAGGAGCGTCTGTGAAGATATTGATAATCTTTGCTGCAAACAATTCATCATCAAATAAATCCTTAATTTTATAAACCTTGGAATATTGTCCTATTGTAACATAATCACCAAGAACATATTCTTTATTCTCAATCTTAAATTTTATCATATGAAGGTCAGGGAATAACGTCCCGTCGTTTTAAATTGTTTTACTACCGGATACATACGCATTGCAAACATATCCGCAAGGTCAGGTGACCTACCCAAAGTCTTCTTCATTTCATCTTTGGATTGAACACCAATCTTGGTATCTTTATCTAAGTTCTTTAATTTAACACTTAATAACTCTTGTGTCAACTCATCTATTAACTCAGGTTGTATAATGTTTATTGATATTTGTCCTTCCTTTAACATCTCCGCCACTTTCACATAACACTGTGATTTCAAGTTGGTGAAGTTTTGATTATGGAACGGTGAAGCATTATTCACAAAGTTGGTTCCACGGATCATATCCGCCACACCGCCACCGACGCCATCGGAGTCTATAATACAATTTGTTGGATGAACACCATGGGATTGCATTAATGATTTGATTTCGTTTGCCAGTTCTGTGGTGGATGTTTTTGTATATATATGAACATCCATTAACGCAAGACCAACCCAAACTCCTATTACCGACCTATCACTACCATATCTGGCCACGTCAATCGTTAGATATTTCTTTTCTGTTACAGATGGTTGGAACTTATAAACACACTGTGATATGTCATCAAATGAAGTTATGGCATCACTGGCATCCAAATAATTCCAATCCCCTTCCAATAATCTTCTTCTACTCATTTCAGGTAAGGTCTTTAACATTTCAATATAAGACTCAGGTAAATGGGGATTATCATATGGGAGAGCTGGTACAAACGCCATATTGTCAGGTAATCTGTCTTCCACATATGGTTGGTAAAACTCAGACTTAATCCATACTTGTGCTGGGTTACAGGTTAATAAAATCTTTGGAATCAATTTGTATTCATTTAATTTGAAACGAATACGGGAACGTAATATGTCATACGCCATTCTTGATACTTCAGAAGCTTCATCAATCATAATAGCGGTCAGTTCATATCCACCCAAACTTGAAAATAATGGATCCGATGGATAATACGCCAAGTCTTTCAAAATGATGGATGATTTGTTATTGAATGTCAATACGTTAGACTGAGCGTTATAAACAAAGTGTTCGTTTGCTTTCAATCCCATTCTTTCCAAAGTTTCAAATAAGGTGTTTAATGTGGTCATCTTTAACTGTGCTAACACAGCACGACCAATTAGACATCGGATACCTGGATGTTTCAGACATAGAGTTGCAATCCAAAGACATCCAATAAAACTCTTTCCACCACCAGCACTACCACCGTAGGTTACAATATTGGTTTTATCATCCATTAACAATTTCCAAGCAACCGATTGTTTCTTGGTTAAATTAATATCAATTTGATTCATCCTGAACCACAGTATCTTTTAAATTATACTGTATCTTAATTTCTTCCATTATCTGTTTTATTTCTTCTTCAGACTTTCCCTTGATTCTGTCCATAAACTGTCTGTGAACTTTCAACATCATCTTATGTTTTTGTCTTTCTGCAAATCTTTTTGCTCTTCTAATTTCTGACATATTATTTTAATTCATTATATTTTGATAATACCTTGGGTATGTATTTTATATCTGTTGTTTCATTTGATACCAACATAGCAAAGATTCCATCCGATTGATAAACCTTTAATGGGAACTTATGGTCTTTTACAATCTTTTTATTAACAACAAAAGAACCCACGTCCAAATGTTCTACCATAATCTTGGAACCAGTTAATCTAAAGATTCCATTCTGTTCCTGACCGAAATGTATAAAATCGTGTTTTAAGTCCTTAATTTCGGACCATAAATCTTGGTGAAGTAAAGTATCATCATCAAGGAAGAAAATCCAACCACGGTCAACTAAATCCATTCCATAGTTCCTTTGAGCGTTTCCCACCTTACTGTCAGGATGACGATAGATATGTGGTTCACATTTTGGTGGAAGGTTGTCAGTTGGGATATGGTCAGAGTCAAACACCACAATCCATCGGTACATATCTTTTGGGATGTTGATGGATTTATAAATCTTAAATAGATTTTCAGGTCTTGAACAAGGGGTTATTATGTTTAGGAACATCAAAAACGAAATTTTAAGGGTGTTAATTTAAAAAAAATTAGTCCAAGTTTATGTTTATTTGAATTGGCTGACCGTTAGATGTTACATCCACCTTCTTGACCTCCAATTGATGTATCTTCGCAATATCTGCAAGAACTTCTCTTTCAACACGTTTATTCCTTTCTTCCCTACATCTTTTAAGTAAATCATAGAGTTGATTAAGGTGATTTTCCAATATTTCTTCATGATTCTGTTCATATCTTTCTTTTAATCTTGTTCTTGCTTCTTTCCAAAGATTTTCTGCTTGTCTTTCGGATATATTAAATTCTTTGGATGCTACTGAAGCAAACTCACGATAGGATAAGTGATCATATAACATTAGTTCAAATACTCGTGACATTCTTGATTCAAACTCAAGTTCATCTGTTTTTCTTCCTGCTTTGGCCATATTATTCTGGTAATAGTTTAAGGACGTAACGCATATGATTGGTAAACTTAATTACTTGAGATGATACACAACTTTTACATTTCCAGTTAAAGTCTTCATCAAATAGGAATTTGAATACCTTATCAATAGGTTCTTTATTATTTTCTTTAACTCCACCCATACTGATTAAATTGAAGTATGCATCCCTAATTTCATCTACTGTTGGGACATATAATTCATCATCTTCTACTGGTGGTAGTTTGGTAATCGGTTTATTTTTCTTTTTACATTCGTGACAGGTTTCTTTTTTCTGTCTTGGTTTCTTAACTTTTTCTTCCATATTAATCTTCAATTAAGGGATAATTAAAATCGGGTTTATCCAATTCATCTATCACAGGTTCTGATATTGATGGTTGATTAAATTCATTTATTTTTTCTTCCAAATGTTGTTTTACGTCTTTTGGTACCGGTGTTGGTTCGGGTTTTTTTTCTTTACATCCACATCCCATGTTAATTCATTTTTTTAAATACGTTATGTTTTATATCTGCTTTGGCGGTGTTTACATATCTTGCAATTGATGTTAATGGGATTGAAGTGGTTTTGCTTACTTTCTTTAAACTTCCCAATAACATATAACGTTCAAATACGACTTTTCTAAACCAGTCCAAATCCGCCCAACATTCTTCCATTATCTGTAAAAACTCGTGTTTATTGAAATCGGAATCTGAATCGTGTATTTCTAAATTTACACTTAATTCGTTATATAATAAACTTTCCCTTTTTACTTTATAGAAAAATGGACTTGTCTTTGAAAACCAGTTTATTTTCATTATTCCTATGATGTAATATTTTATTGAATTGTCATCATAACTTCTTAGTTTAATGTCTTGTTTTTCATATAGTTGAAGTAAAACGTCATTTAATAAATCCCCTGCGAACGAATCGTTCTTGGTCATTCTGTTTGATATTTCTAATAATTGATAGTAATGTTTGACGATGTAATTGTTGATTTCAGGCTTCATTCAGTCTATTTAGTGAATCGTATATTACCGAACAGACTTCGTAATTTTCATGTTCTTCGTTGGTCTCTAATGAACTTTCCAATACTTCTTTTAAAAATGTAACCCTATTAATATGTTCCGGTAATTCCTTATCTATGCTAATTAATAATCTTTCAATTAATAAATCACAGATATTATTTTTTATTTTAATACTCAATTTGTTGTAATTCTTTGGGATGTCAATATAACCTAACTGTATGTGCTCCATCTACTTTGATTTAACTTTAACCCAATTTTTATCTTTATTTTTGATACCAGGTTTGGACCATACCCCATTATCGTTGAATGTCCATCCCATACTTTCCATTAACATAAATAGTGTATTTCTTTGTAAATCATTCATATAGGTATTTGGTTGCTTAAGAACTCGTTCTCCACCCATCTTTTCTTCTATATATTTCATGCGTTCTTCTTCACCCTTTTCCTTTCTGCATACATCACAATAGGAATATTTGTGTTTACCATTCTTGGTATAGAATTTTTCTTTTAAGTTTTTCCAAATTTTACAATTACCGCACATTTTATAATCAGGATGGTTTTCAAATGGGTCTGGTTGGGGTTCTGGGATGACTGGTTGAATGATTTTATTTAACTTGACCATTTCCCTATATTTTTTCTTTTGGATGGAAATACAAGTTCTACATATCCTTCTGGTACGAATTTTCCCTTGGGTTGAGTGCCAATATTTTTCATATTGATCTTCTGGTTTAGATATGTTACATTTGGTACATATATTCATAAATAGTTGAGTTCAACAAAAAATCCGGTATTAATCAATTTCTATCATAACACCGGATCAATATAAAATATGGAACTATATTAATTTAATAATACATAAAATTCTATTCAATATCAAGATATTTGTCGGAATTATTTTTATAACTTTGATGTCTTTGATATTGAGTTAAAATAACTTTTTCAAAAGTGGAACGATCTTCTTCTTTCAGTTGAAGGATATTCATCACATAACTGTGCTGGTACGCTTCATTCATATAACTAAATTGACCTGGTGTCTTTTCACCTGGTTTACTTTTCCAAA